ATATGCCGCGCCGGGGGGACACGTCGCCCCGGGCGGGGGGTCCTGAACATGGTCAAGAGAAATCGCGGGGAGGATTCAGCATTTGCAAAACTGACCGAGGCGCAGGTCCGCGCCCTGCGGGCCAAGACCAAAGTCTATAACTCGAAGACCAAAAAACAAGAAGTGAGGTTTGTGGACAACCGGTTTCCGGACATCGTGGCCAAAGCTTATGGCATCGATGTCCGGACATTGCGCCGGATTCGAAATTTTAAGTCGTGGCAGCACGTTCTTTAAATTTAGCCACTACATCTTTCGTCCATGCCGCTTTTGCGATGGCCACAACCTTTTTGTCCTGTCCGGCCAGATCATCCCCGGGGGACAGACAATGCCGATGGTAGGTCTGGCTGAGTTGCACACCATCTTCCATGATACGCGTGGCAGTGCGCACTTGAACATGGCCATGTTCGGTGACTTCGATCTGATCAATAACAACTTGTTTAGTAAGCATTGTTTTATCCCTCAACGATTAAAATTGATAGTGAGCAGCGACTGTGATCTCACTGTTATTGGCAAAGTTAGTGTTTGCAATGGCCGAGTTTGAGCCAGCCTCAGTGGTTTTTTCTAGGTTGATGGCCACATTGGAGGAACTAACAAAGCCAACAAGTGAACCAGTGTATGTAATGTTTGCAAAATGGCCGATGGACGCCCCCGCGTCCCGGGCAATAGTGAATGGAAGATTTACTAACTGAGCAACGCCGGTGCTAGACCCCTTATTGGTCAAAACTATGACCGCCCAGACAACGACTAATTTACCAATTTTAATGTAATTGCCGTACTGAGTTGAATACGTTATTCCAGTGTTGCCGCTACCAAAGTTTATTTCCGGGGTCCAAGTCCCCTCTTCATAATCATCCAAGGTGTTTGCATCGGCCGAGGCGTTTTGTGCGGCTGGGAATTTGATTTGGCCAACGGTCAATATTAAAAGATTGGAAAGAGTTTTTGCCCCGGCAATGGTTTCATCCCCTGTGAGTCCTACGGCCCCCAAAGCGGCTCGGGCCCCCCCGGCCGTGATTTGACCGGTTCCCCCGTTGGGGATCGACACAGGCAGCCCAAGTGTATTGGCCGATGTCCAGGCCGCACCACCATATACCTTAAACACAGATGATGTGGTATTCCAGTATAACGCCCCGGCGAGAAGCGCATTGCCATCATTGTCCAGCGCCGGGTCGGACGCTTTTGGCCCAAGGTAGCGATCATCAAAAGAATCGTAGCTGGCGGCTGCGGCCGCTGCACTCCCCGAAGCAGCCGACGCGCTACCCGAAGCTGCCGACGCACTAGCCGCTGCCGCGACGGCTGGGTTAACGACATTGACAATAACCCCCGGCAAGGTCGGATGCCATGCCCACACTTTATCCGCGTCATATGCCGGAAATTCTTGCACCTGATCGGCCGGGTCTGTGCCGATGGGATATTGCGCTGTGCGGCCCGCGATTTCCGCAAAATCCTGTACTTGCATCGTCAGCTTATCAAGCGCCTTTTCGTGACTGTCGGCTGGGAACCGGCTGTACGGGTCATAGGCCGTGTTCTGTGTCAATGCGGTATTGCGGCCGATAACCAAAAGAGCGCCGGAAGGAGCAACGGCAAAGGTCACCGTGCCACCGGGTGAGGTTGATTGGTCGACGTTTAACAGGACTGTAAACCCTCCGACAGACACCCCGTCTAGTAGCCCGTACACCCATGCCGCATCATCGCAATGGAATGTAAATCCGAAAACGAGGCTTACGCCGTTAGGGGTAAAAAGGTCATAGTTATTTGTAGCGGATACGGTCATAAATTAACCTCCATAGGGGTTGCCAAATTGGGTAGGGCCTTTATTTTTGCCCTCGGGCATTTTTAGCCCCAAAGCGGATCGTTCTCCGTCGCCCATTTCATTAAATAGTTGGCGAAGGTAAAACAAGTTTTGGTACGGAAGAAGACCAGACGCTGCTTTTAAAGCTTTACCGCTGTCGCCCGTTTGTGCGGCCCCGGCCATATTTGCGCCCGCACGGAGGATACTTTCAGCCGGGACATCAACGCCAGGAATAGCATTGATTATCGCTTTTGATACCGGTTTCTTTTCGTAAATGGCCGATGCTACATCGGCCGGAATCTGGGCCACTAGCCCTAAAGTGCCCGCCTGTTTGAGCCCCCGCGCCACAATAAGGGCCGGGTCGTTGGCCCAATCCGTGTTCCGCCCGTTGATACTATCTTTAGTATACTGCCCCAATGCCCCGAGGACTGTGCCCATGAACAACCCTTGAATCACTCTTAAGTCCTTCTGTGCAATGCCGGAAATGAGCATGCGGTTTGTGGCGGCGGCCGTGAATGACTGGAATTGCATTAAAGTTTTGCCGATATCGGTTGACGCCAATAACGGCTTATCCCCTTTACCGGGGGAAACGATTAAAGTATCGGCCTCTTTTGTGGCAGCGGCCATCAAATTGCGGGCCGGGCCATGGTCCCAAGAAGCGATATTGGCTACGTTGAACACGCCCTCCTTGGAGCCATGCTTAGCAAACTGCCCTCTAATGCCATTAAGTGCTTCTCCGTCGATACCCAACCAAGCCAGTTGGGCCTGCTCCCCCGGCTTAAGATTCGTCCAGCCTCGTTCTGCCATCTGGGCGATGCGATCAACCGCCATTATGCCAGTATATTGCTTCCAGAACGAATTCCACTGGTCCATGCCGGAAACCTTTCCAAAACCGGAAGCTACTTCTTCTATCCCGTGCTCAAATTTGCCCCCAATCAAGGGGATTTCATCCATAGTTGCAATCGCTCGCATCCGACCCGATGTTAACATGTCTAGGCCGATGCCCATGCGTTTGACGTCCTCCTTGGCCATTTTAGCCATAAAGGGCAAGGCCATTGATAGCCCCTTAGTGTATGCCATCAGTCCATTTGTCACAATGGGGCGAGCCAAGTCCGGGACGGCCGATATTGTTTGCATCCCAAGGGCGACCGCATATTGCCACGACCGGGCCATGCGGTTTCCGCGAGCAAAAAGGCCAGATGGGTCAGAGGGCAGCCCGTATGTCCCAATGAGCATATCTCTCATGGCTTCAACGTCCCTGATATTGGCCCGAAGAGCATTCTGCAATATCAGTTTGTCCTTTTTAGTTGTGGCTGCTTCGACAAGTGTCTCATATTCAGCTTTAAGGGCCGCAATTTGTTTTTGCATTGTGCGGTCACCAAACTTTTCTGCCAAATTTATTTCAGTGGCCATCCGGCGGGTATAGGTGCGGCCAACGTGCTCAATGTCAGAAATCAACCACGGCTCGAGAATATTGTCCGGTAAAGTGACTGTGCGCTCTTTTAAAGGGCCACCGGCCTCCCCGGAAATCCGACTGGTCCCGCGAAACTCAGGTTTAGGAATGCCAAACATGTTATCTTTCGATAAAAGACCGGAGTGTATGGCCTTCGCCGTTTTCGCGGCATCTGCTTCCGTGTACCCTTCAATGGCCTTAAGGTACTGGATTACAGAAGCTTTGAAATTGTCTGCGTCGGCGGCCAACTTTTGATAGTTATAAAGACGTGTCAAGTAAGAGTCTGCCCCCTTGGGTTCCGGGGTCCATTTGGCCAACTGTTCCGTTTTAGCCGCAATGGAAGCGGTCAATTCATCAGTAAGCCCATCTTTCGTGGCCTGTTGTTCGAGGGCCGTAAGTTCTCTACGCAACGCCTGTTGTTCGGGGAATAGTTCGAGTTTCATCGCCCGCTCTTTAAGCGGGTCGAACACCTTTTCACGCCACACGGCCGCCACTTCCGTTGCCAAAGGGTCGTCAGAAACATTCCCCCGAAGGACCCGCCCGACTTCTTCCTTGAAAGCATGTTCCCCGCGCCACCCGGCCTTGATGCGGGCGCGTAAAAAGTTTACTTCCCCGGGGCCGAATCCCTGAGATTTGTTGAACGCATCGCGCAACGCCTGCAAGGCTTCGCCCGTGGGGGCAGAATCAACCTTAATCAGGGTTTCCACCGACTGTTCAGAGGGCAGCCCTTGCCGGTTTTTCCGAAGATACATCGGCGTTTCAAATAGGTGCTCCGCTATCGATCGGGCAGTATTGGCCGGGGAGGACATAAGACGCATCAAAACATTGCCGTACGATAGGTGTTTGGCCACAACATCGGGGACATCCGCCTTGCTCCCCACCGATTCAGGGGTCCATGCCGGGGGTGGCGGCTCAAACCCCTCGGGGGGATGAGCATTAATATTGGTTGGGGGGATGTCACGCCCCCCGGCCCCGCCGGGGGTTTGAATGTCTTCAGCGAGCTGCTTGATGGCAGCGGCGCGTTCAACAGGAACCGCGCCGGGTCGGACAACCGGAACTTTACTCTCAACGGTAAATACCGGAACTTGGTAGTTTTCTGATTTCCAGGCCTTTACAACAGTGCCGTCCACCACTTGTTCGGTTACTTTGGCGTTAGGATTACGAGTGACTGTGTATTTGGCCGGGTCCAATTTTTCGTACAGTTTGGCCGCACCAATAGTAACAGACGAATCAGATTTAACAATCATGCCATTATTCAAAGCGTGGTCGACAACCTCCACAAACGCCTTGCCGCCAAACCCTTGCCCCCGGGAATCTGGATTTACAAATTGGTTCCTAAAGACTAATTCATTGGTAGCTTTATTGACAACACCATCGCTTGTACCAACCACCTTGCCCTCGGCCCCAACGATATTTTTAGTCCACCGATCGACACCCGGTTGAAACTCCTCCTGCACGTGGAAGGGAGGCTCCACAACAGAAGGCGTGGACGCCCCGGGCGGGGTTGGGTGCCGCGCTTCCCACCACCTGGACCCCACGTGCACCGCACCGCCTATAATGCCCGTAACGGCGGCGGCGGCCACGATATTTATGGCTGATTCTTCCCAAGTTCGGGTATATTGTTGGGCATGAAGCACGGCTTCGTTAGCGGTTTCTGCCAACGCTACCTGCCCAATGGTCCGTGCTAATCCGGGGGGTCCGGCGATTGCGCTGAGCCAAAGAATGGGGTTTGTCATACCGGCGGCCATGTCATTTATCATGCCCGTCCAACCGGCATGGGCCCTTGTGCGATCATCCCGCCTTTCTTGGTCAATCCAATCTTTTATCCAACGAGTTTCGGCCGGGGACCGCGAAAATGTAAACGCGTTTGTGTGGGCCTCATACCCGACCAACTCTTTTCCGTTATCGGCAAACGCGCTATACCCGGACACCGGGGTCATTTCGGGGCGGGGCCCCATAGACACGGCCATGGAAAGCGGGTTACTGTGACGAAGACTGGCGTTTATGCTGTCCAGCCACGACACATCCTCCGGCTCCGGGGTCGGTTGGTTCAAATCCGACCGGGTTTGAACCGGGCCCGCGATGGTCCCATCAAACGGACTTATGGGCGCGGGCGTAGGACTGGGGGAGGGCGTGTCAGCGGGTAACCCGACCGGGGCCTCTGACGACGGCCCCAAAGGGGCGACCGGGGCCGCTGGGGGGATGGGAGAAACGTCCTCTAATACGATTCCCCCCGTGCCCGTCAGCGGGAATCGATTGGGATCTTTAGGCTCCGCCGTCGCTCCGGGGGCCAACGCCACATATTTACGGGGCATTGGAAATTACCTTAGCGGCTTCACCGGCATAATAGGCGTCATGCCTCTTCTTAGTGGCATCGGCTTCGGTTCTTAGCTTATCGTTTCGCTGAGCACGGGCCAAGGGCCCATCGGGTTTAAACCGTCTCGGGTTCCCTTGTTCATCATACACGTTTTCTATCATCCCATCCGGTCGAATACGAACCACGGGGTACGTCCCTGTGGTCCGCGTCAATGCGTCACTTGTCACTCGTAGACTGTCCGCAGGAATGCCAAGACTGGTAGCATAAAGGTCTTTTTGTGTTTGCACTTCTTTTGAGGACATCCCGTGCATTTGTTCCGGGGAATTGTCCATCAGTTGGGCGTTCCCATTGACTTCTGTTCGGGTTTTAGTCTTTTGGAAGGATGTGAAAGCCATCTTCCGAGCAAGTTCAATGTCCCCCGTCATCGCATATAGAGCATGCACGTTTACGTTAAATTCCGCCTGTTGCCCTATGGTCGGGTTAACGGTAAAAGAAGTGTACGGGTTAAGAGGACTTGAATTGATCAATTTTTGAAGGGCAGCAGAGTTGGCCATGCCGGTTTTGGGATTAATGGCCTCAGCGTATCCTTTTTTGATCACCTCCTGTTCTTCCGGGGTGCGATTGGCCATCGCCCTAGCGGCCGCCATGGCTTCCGTTGAGGTTGAACCGGCCGCCATCATGGACGCCCCGGCCTGCAGCGCAATGGCGTCCTTCTGTTCAATTCGACTAACAGCCTGGGGAGATTCCCGGGCCAGATTGGCGTATAAATTTGCCCCCCGGGCAAAAACTTCCGGATTATTGGACTGGTTCATTCCCACAATACGCGACTGAACCTCCGACGGGAGCACTTGGGTCTTTTGGGCAATCCAAATGGCATCACGATCGAAATTTGCCTCGGATGCGCCCGGCATTTGGCGCATCTTCTCAAAATAATCATCGATGGCTTTTTGGTCTCGGTGATAGTCCGATGGAATATTGTTATCGATGTTGTACTGAATGTCCGCCACAGCCTTGTTCTTGCGGGCATTCTCCTCCTGCTTATGGGCCAATTTAACCGTTAAATCCTTCCATTGCTCTGGCTTAATCTTTTCCCGTTTTAATAATTGATCGATAACGGCCTGACTTCCACGGCCATGGATAATTTCGGCCTCATAGGCCCCGACTGTTAAATTCCGATTATAGTCCATAGCTTGGTCCATTTCAGATTCCAACTGACGCTTGCGGACATTTAACTCCCGAGTGTAGCGGAGTCTTTCCGTTTCGCTAAGGGTACCGGCATAACCCTTGTCTTCCAGCGCGGAAATTTGGTTCTCAATTTCTGCTTGATTCTCCCCCAAAATGGCTTTTACTATCGGGGCAACGGCCTTAGCGTCTTCAATGCGGGCAGTTTCTTTTACCAACTGCTCGTTGGTAAGCGTTCCGGCATCCCTCGCTGATATGGCCGCCCCATGTGCTTCGTTCCACATTTCGGCTTGTGTTAGTTTATGGGCATTATCAGTATAGTCCGCCATATCCTCGTCTTTTCTCCACGACATGGCTTTATTGAACACGTCGCGAGACGACTGAAAAGCGGAATCTTCTGATACGGCGTCAAACTTTTCGCGAAACATGGCCGGGACAGTGGCGGAAATTTGTGCCCGCAAAGCCGCAGTCTTTTTCTCGAACAAGGGGGCTGCATATACAGACCCCTTGACCGGTTCATTAGAATCCACAACGATGCCGTGCGCCCGCAATTCTTGCGGATCAATCATTCGATTGGCATCATCGGTCATGGTCTTTTTCAAGATTTCTTCCTGCGCCCGATAATCTACCATCTTATTCCGGGTATCGGCGGCCGCGTGGGCCGCATACGCGTCTCGAAAGGTAGATTCTACCTTGCCCAGCAGAGAAAGTTGCTGTTGATTTTCGGTCGCGGCTTGGGCAATTTGGCCGTTGCCTTGTGCTAAACGTTCAACCTCGCCGTACTGAACCTGTGGAAGTTTCATTACTATGGTCCTTGCAACAGCGTCGGGGCCGGGGTCGCCCACCAATTTTGTGTCTGGCCGAGCGTGTTAAAACTGCCCACAAGACTTCCGGCCGTATTGTAGCCTATGGTGTTTACTGTGCTCTTATACGTTTGCCCCGTGGCATCGATTCCTGCCGCCGCCGATTTCTTGAGCCAATCGACCTCTAAGGCGAATTCCTTCTGCATGTCCTTAAGAACCCTACCAAATCCGCCTGATTCTGCTGCATTACTGCCCGCCCCCATAGCAAACCCAGAGGCTCCAGCAATGGCCGTTCCTTCTGATTGATCGCGGTTAAACCGGCCCGTGCGGCGGCGAATTTCTTCTACAGTTTGGGCCCTGATGCGGGCGATTTCGGCCTCCTTTGCCCGGGCCGCATTGGAGGCCCCGGAAAGACCGGAACCGATGCCGATCACCGCACTTAAAGCAAATCCAGCCAATGCGGCCATTATAATACCTCCGCTGCGACATGACCAAAGATTGACGCTATCGTTAAGGGCACCGGAAGAAATTCTTCGATGACGATTTCTCCCCCCTTAGACCAACCAAGAGTTGTAATTTCTATGTCTTCGTACGTTGCCCCTTGTCCTTCATTCATAGGAGTTGCCGGGTTACGCTCAGGCGGCCTGACGCCGTTTATTAATGGATATGCGCCGGGGGCTAGCCGAACAAAGATTTTGTTCCAACGTTTCTTCATCCCCTGTACTGTGCCAGAACGGGACAGCCCCTCCGGCCGTTTAGTCACAATTCTCGACAAGAACGGCAGCCCAACAGTCACAGCCGTCACGGCATCGGGGAGCGTAATCTGTGCACCGGTTACAGTAAACGGGCCATAAACAATCCCGGTGGCCTCGAGCGCATAGACCTCTAACCCTTCCAAATGGCCCAACCCCCCGATAATGGCCGTTGGCGCGGCCGATGCAATAGTGATGGCCGAATCTAAAAAAGACCCCTGCACCATACGCTCTACGGCAAGGTATAAGGTTGACCCCTTATAGCGATTCACTAGCAAAAAAACCTGATCGATCCCCGAAATGTTTGTGGCCGCGACCGCTTGTACAGGCCCGCCCACATCGTGGCGATGCCAACCCGCCATTGCCAATAGTTTTGAATCATACGTGGCGGCCACCAATGTCCCTTGTCCGGCGTCCTGTGTGGAAGACCATAACGTGCTATTTGGAAATTCCGCCCAAGCTGTACTTCGTAGCCCCCCGGTCGTTAAATGTCGAGCGGTAAATGATAACTCTTTATCAACATATCTGTTATCGTCGCCCTCGCGCCGGACTGAATAAAGCCGCTGACCGCCCTGTGCCGCATAGGCCACTTCATTGTTAACAAAGGCAGGGTAAGTGTTTGAGGAATAGTGCGCCACATGCTTAAACAGTCGAGCATTGCCCGGTCCCAATATTGCGCCAGTGAAGGCGGAAATGTCCCAAAGGCCGGATTCGGCCCCTAAAACCAATGACCACATCGAACGTGCCCATAAAATGCGGCCCGGTTCAGAAAGATCGCCAAAGAATGCGTCCCCCGGATTGCTACCGGCCGTAAAATTAAAATAATCTAAGGATTTTGAAAACCAAACCCGTTCCGGACGCACCCGGCTCGAGGCCAACACCAGTCGGCCAAGATGAACACTAACAACCCCCGGGAATTCGCCGCCGCCCCATGGGGCGGCCGTAAATGTAGATGTGGCCAATGACCATGTATCCGTTGGTGGGCTATAGGTCAATTGTCTGGTCGCCACATCCGGGTGGGCCAAAATCAACTTTGATGGAACCTCTGGCGTCTGGATAAAAGATAATTCATTGATATCAAACCCGGCCCAAGGCGAAGCAAATGTAACAAGACCAGCAGTAAGACCGGTTTGGGTCAACCGGCAAAAATTCATAAAAGATTCCATGCCGTGAAGTTCGGCCTGCCCCGTCAAAGAATGATCCTGATTGGTGTCGCCCCTGTCGGCCAAAGTCATTTCTAAGTGCACAACAGTCGGCCCGCCCCATCCCGGAGTGGTAAATAAAACTGTGCCACTCTGAGCATCAAAAGTAAAAGGTAAGGATGTTAAAATATTAGCCACATAAGTTGTGGCCGTTGGGAACAAGTTTGTGGGCGCAGATACCTCAACCACGCGCACAAATCCCGGGACTGTTTGTGGGTGTTGCGGCTCTACCTTTGTTGTGGGACTTGTTGCGGAGAATGTCAATTCATATTGAGTGCTAGGGGCGAGCGTAACGGCCTGTACCAGTCCGGCACGGTGCCCCTTATACCCCACCGGAATCGAGGTAGACCTGCCCCCATGAACGTTTTTTACCTTAAAATGGGCGGCCAGTTTAACGGTGTCCCATGACATATCGGCCTGCTGCGAATTATACTTAATTACAGTGCCGGATTGAGGATAAATAAAATCCCGTTCTGTCCAGCCGGTCAAACCGGCCGCAAAATTTGGGTTAGTATTGACCACAACGGAAGCGCCTGCCCCGGCCGCCGTCACCGGCCCATTTTGATCATACACGGTCAATGTGTCCGGCCCGGCATGGAGCACTACGGCGCGGGACGCACTGATACGATAGGGGATTAACCGATGGCCCGATGCGGCGTTAGTCTGACTGGCCTCAGCAATGAATTGAGTTCCCGGGCGACGGGCAGTGGCCCCTTGAACGGTGGCCACCATATTTTCCATGGAGGAAACTGATTCTTTATATATGTCCGAGGACACACGGCCCTGTAAATCGGGAGAAATCTCCCCGGCGGTGAACCCTTCGTTTATATATTGAACCTTAGACATTAGCGATTACGAGCGCGGGAAAGTTTGCCGGTGGAAAACGCCGTGCGTTTCCCCTGCATGGCATTGGTTGTGGTAGAGTCTTTGAGACGACTCTTGTATAAGGCATACATTGTTTCGAACATCGCTTTTGAGTTGGTCACAGGCAGCGCAAGCTCCATAGCAAGACGGGCCACAAGACACGAAATAAACGGCCCATCAAATAAGGCCGTTTCGCGTACGGCCTTGGTGTATCGGGCCCACAAAATGCCGGATACTGCCGACTTCACAACAATAATCTGCCCCTCAACGTCCCAATCATAGCCGGGGTCAGAATTGAAATCAGTTGTGTCGTCGACTTGCCGCACAACCGCTGAGTCGATGGGAAGGGCATAACAAGGGCGAACCTGCCCAACGTTGGCCAAAGGGTCAGGAACCTCGTTCAACAGAGCAACGGTACGAGCAAAAGACCAATCCCTGCCCGCAACTACATCGTCAACCGCCACCGGCCATATCTCATTTAATACGGCCAGTTCTACTGAATCGCCCTCGGTAGAGATTACACGTGTTCCCCCCACCATACCTATGGCCATGTTGTAGATCGCGGTCTGGCTAGAACTCATTTAAACCACCCCTGGAATACTCCAATGCCGGAAACCACAGCGGCCCCGGCCGCAAGGACCCAAATAAATGCCCGCCAAAAAATCCCTTTGGCCTGTTTATACTCCACTAACATTTCGCGAAGGCCCTGATGCTCGTCATAATGTGACTTCGGGTCAATCCAAAACTCGTGGTGTTTGGCCTGCACCTGTGCAATCAGTATGGGGGCCAAGGTAGCTGCAAGTTCCCCAATTTCTTTGTCCGACATCATTGCCCCACCCCCATGAGAGTTCTGAGTAAAAGTAAAGCCCCCCCGCCAATAATTACTGACAAACTAAACACTGCAATGCCCCCCGCCGTAACCGCCAACGCGATTTTTAATGTCAACGAGAACGTCATGGTTGGAACCCCCGTTGCAACAGCGACCAGGGCGCGTAAAAAAGTTATTGACTTATTCAAAACAGGAACTGCGACCGCAACGGCGGCCAAGGTCCGTGCATAAGTGGCAATTCTACTTAAAACGGGGACACCGACCGCCACAGCCGCCAACGCCCGCGCAAAGGTTAAGACCTTGTTCAAAGTCGCCACCCCGGTCGCGACCGCCGTTACTACAACCGGCAAAGTAAGAGCGGCCACCATGCCCGGAACCCCCACAGCCGTTGCTGTCAAGGCGGCATAATATTGAGTCCCGGCCACGGGGGGCCCAATCAGGTCCTCGTCAAACCAACCCTGAATAATTAGTCCATCAGCGTACACTTAGAACCATCCTTCAATTCGCATGTTGTGGTCGAACTGGCCCAGAGAGCCTGTAAGTGTTGGCCCTAGCGTACGCAACGAGATCGCGGCCATCGACGAATACGATTCCCCGGTCATGTTGACGGTCGTCGAGGTTGCGCTTGGCGTTACCTCACTGACATCATAGATTTCACTATTCAGCACAGCATCGTTGATAAACACGCTGCCATCGAGTGCTGGGTTGGTGCCGGTAAATGACTGACACATCGCCAACAGCAAGTCGGTTGTTTCTGTCGCTAACGTGACAGCTACATTCGTCGATGCCGTCGCAGCGTCGACGCCCGCTGCCCGCACCAGGTTCGATGTGTCTACAGTTTTTACACAAACGAGAATAATCTTACCACCTTCGGCGCGGGCCCCGCCTGCACTCCACGTCCACGCCAATGTTTGTGCCCCGGTGGCGGGATTCGGCAGCGTCGCCACCCCAACGCCACACTCATCGGTCACCGCACCCTCTGCTAGCTGCGCCCGCGTCAAAAAGGCCGCGCCGTTCAACGATAAGGTAGCAAGTATTGAGCCGCCGTTGGTGTCAAAGTGTGACCAGAATGCGATAACCGCCGTAGCATCGGAAGGAACAGTGACACTCGTGCTACCGTTGCCCGCGCTGGCATCGACTTCTATGGCTGTACCGGTTTTGCTTCCCATTAGGCGGTGTTCACCAACTCCGCATCAACAAGTTGTACTGTCCATGCCGCTGAAGCGCCGCCATTTACACTCACGCCGATGCCAAGACCAGCGGTCGTGGAGTCGAAACTGCCAGAAGTACTCTGCTGTGTCTTGAGCAACGACGAAATGCCGGTGGTCGCCTGACTTGTCAAGGCGCAGCGACCTTGTAGTACTGCGCTTGCGCCAACCGCACGGAACACGCAGTCAACCTCGAAGGTGCCGACATCTGTTGCAGCGGTTCCCGCGCTGAACGTGAAAGTGTTTCGAGCCGTATCGGCGGTGCTGCCTGCCGTGCCTAAGCGAACCGTGATGATGGGCGTCGCAGTACCGGCGGCTGTCTTGGATACATCGAACTTCAACTTGAACTTGGTGCCGACCTTGGGGGCTGTCGGGAATAGAATAAATGAGCCTGTCAGGTAGGTGTCAGATGCGAACCCCGCACCTTGTGCTGCCGTTGAGCTGTTGTAGCTGACAAGGTTGGTCTGTGACTTAACCGCGCCGTCAGCGGTGTAGTGCGTCCAACGCCCCTCGCCGTCAAGAATCAGCGTTTCTTCTGGCAGCAACGTGCAGCGAATTAAGTCGTGCCGGTTCGTGCCATCCGTATGTACAGCATCTACAATATTCGTAGCTGTAGGACTTTCGTTATGAATAATAATCTCTTTAACATTGCGCTGCACTCCCGAGCCGGGAGACGCCACCAATACTGTGCCTGTAACAATGCCAGTAATCGTCGGGGTATTCTGTCGACCCGGCGTAATTGTGCCTGCATTATTGTCCATATACGACGCATGAGCTTGAATGCTGCCCGCAGCTGAGTTATCCAGAAGAACCTGATCAGATGTACTGGTTAAGAGAAGCACGGGTTAAGTTTGCTCCAAGGTGATGGTGTATTCAATCTTGTCCCCCGCCGCTAACACAACGCCCGCGTGATCCCCGTGAACGATCAAATTGCCGCCCGACGCAGCGTCAAAAAGACCGGCATTGGTGATAGTCTTTCCAGAGGCAGCGGTCAGGAGACCAACCCACTGTAATTTATCGGGGGCCACTTGCGACACGGCCGGAACCACGCGGGCTTCGGCGGCCTCCGTAAACAGGGCCGTGTCCCCCTTGGCCGCTGTTCCTGCGCCCGTGCCCCAACCGATTTTAGCGTTTGCCGCACTGAGAACCACAGCGCTAGTGCCGTCGATCAAATCGCAGACGGTCTCTTCGCCTTTCTGTGTATAGATTGTTGCCATAGGCTAAATCTCCTCCCATTGTTTGGTTGTGGCCCGCCACACCCGAAGTTTCATGGTGATACGGCCTTTGGTCGAGGCAACGATGTTAGAGCCAGAATCCCCCGGTTTACCGTATATCCGACCACGTGTTCCGGGCGCGACCCGAACATCGCCCCGGTGCCACGCCCTGATCGCTTGAGTGATTCTATGTAACACTATGTCGCCTCGACCCACTCGATCATGATGCCAGTGGCCGTGGCCACCGACAGATTGCCATTCAACGCTTCGTTAGCGGCCGTCTGAAACCAGCCGATGGGGCTGAACGGCAATACCATCCCCCCATTCGCGGCCAACGGGGTAGGGGGCGAAATGTCGGTTGTGTTACTGCGGAACTTCACGGTGTTGGCAAGAGTAGAAACGTAATACGCCGCCAACACCCGAATTTTGATCCCCGCTCCTCTCGCTGCAACAATGGCGGTATCCCCTGTCGCGGACGCGCTAACAAAGGCTCGTTGAACGGGCCGGACAACGCCCAATTCATCTGTGACGAATGCCCCGGTATGTGTTCTATTCATGTTCCAAATCTCCTATTGATTAGTAAAGGCTCGATGGACCAACCCCGCAACAAAGACGGGTCCTGAGAACGAGCAACGAAGTCATCAAAGAATCGCTTGGATAACTCAATGTGCATGTGTTTACAGTGTTCATACCAGCGCTTGGGAAACGGAAGCCCGGTCAAAAAGGCCCACAGGCCGCGAACAGCCGCCTCGTCGTCCAACTCCCAGTGGTCTAACGTCAACGTGTTTGGTAAGTTCTTAGTCAGTTGCATTGGGACATCATAACAATCCATGTCCATGTTGACCCCTAACTGGAACATACTTTCTTCACAAGCTGAACGAGGGCGATCAATGATAGCGACAATAAGGTCGGGGATTTCTTTTAAAATTTCGGGGAGAACTAAAACTGCGCCCGTGTCGACCGCCCCACTAATTCCGGCGATGTTCATAGCCTCGCGATACGCGGCCGGGCCGGGACAAATATCTATGATGTCGTGTTGACAAACCACGCCACCAGCGTTAAGGAAAGTGGTCAACCACGAAGTCCGCGAGCGCGGGCGGGCGACCACTAAAAACCGACGTACCATTACGCGGCAATTACAAGGTTAAACGGCAAAGAACTAATACGGCCATTGGCCCCCATGGCGTTAGCCACCAGCGGGTATGTGCCCGCCGTGCCTGCAGCAGGAGTTCCACTCAACGTCCCGCCCAACGACATGCTTACGCCTTGCGGCAGCCGGCCCGACAGGCCGACCACCAGTTCATCGGTAAAGGCAAGACCGGGAATCGTTGCGCCGGTGGAAAGGGCAACCGCAACTTGACCATTGATCGTAGCCACGGCCGCACCAACAACTAAAACAGACTTGATGTCCGCGTTGGCACAATTTTTGGTGTGTTTGGCAGATGCTTTTCGGCCGGATGCCTGAAAAGTCCTAAAAGTCGGGACACGAGTTAAACACGGCATTTGTACCTCCTGAAAAACACCCGGCCGCGAGGCCGGGTGAGTGCCTCAGTAAATTGGCTTACGCGCCATCAACCAAGTTGGACACATGAAGTTTGATCATGTGCTCATCTTCCACGCGCACCGCGCCCATCGTAAACTGCATGTACACGGCGTACAAGAAGCTGTTGGCAACGTCCTGACCAACGCTGGTTTTGATGTCGCTGTTGACCTGCAGCCCCATGGCGTACGGCGTAAACGCCAAGCAGTTGAGCTGGTTACCAGCGGGCACCACGAGACGGTTACTGACCACCCAATCAAAGCCCAGAAACTTCGGCAAGTAGCCGTTGCCCGCGAGGGCCTTCATGTTCTGGTAGTCAGAACTGGTGACTTCCACCGTACGCATCAGGGAGCGGACCTGCTTCGGACCGATCACGAGGCAGCGCGGAACATCCATGTCGATGTTGTTGGTCTGGAAAATCTGGTTGCATTGTAGGATGTTGTCGAACGTGATTTCGGCCGTTCCATTGCCGATGATCTGTCCGGCAGGCAGGGCGGTCGTCGAAGCATCGCCGTTAAGAGAAGCGATGGTGGCCTGATTGAGGATCAGGTCATCCGTTGCACGCTTCATGGCGGCTGCGCCATTCATCGTCAGCGGGGACGCCGGGTCGATCAGCATCTGAACGATGTCCTGTTCCTCGTACGAATCGGCCCAATGCCACACCTGAGCGGCACTGACACGACGGGTCCAGTTGCCGTCCTGATAAGGCGTGGCAACACGTTTACTAGTCTTCTGTACAGCGGCCGTAGGAGCGAGACGGTCCCAATTGTGGTTGGTCCCATTGGTCGATTTTTCGGACACCTTGTTGCGGAGCAGCGATTCGCCCTGTTGGGCGAGAAAGCGGACGTTCGATTCGAACGTCTGGATGTAACTGTTCTGGATATTGATAGCCATTGATGGCCTCCAAGATAGGTTGAGTTTGGAGGCTACCCGGCATCATTGTCGGACCTTTAATGCGGTTAGGGGCCGAACCTCGCGGCCGACCGGCCCCTATTTTCCGAAGTATACCACGCCGCGACTTCGCCGTCAATTACCTAAATGCACTCGAGCCGACGAACGGTACCTATGCCGTCGGTTTAACAAACCGATGCAGTTCAGCCCAATCCAGAACCGCTTGCGCATGCAAAGGGTCACGTGCATTCCACACAGGATGTTGTCGGTTATTTCGTACCTCGGCAATCCGAGCAGTAGCTTCGGCCGGGGTCATCGGGGCTGGGGTCCCGGAAACTCCGGCAAAATGTTTGCCCTCCCCGCCGAAGTGAGCAGCCAGCGAATGAAGCCATTTAAGGGTCGGAAGCCCGGCGTTGCCTTCCGAAATGGCCTTGACCAGTTCTGGCGGCGCTCCGGTTTTTTCCGCCACAGAGGCCGCAATGGCCGTATTCTTGGCCGTGGCTGCCCCCCATTCCTTCGTCACGGCCTCCTTATTATCAAAAGCCTGTTTTTCCGCAGCTTTGGCAGCTTCCTTGGCAATGGCGGGGAAAATGGATACTAACTCCTTGAACTGGGTCTTGTTCAATCCCTGCTTATGCGCGGCTGTACGCAACAGGTTGGTGTAGTCGTTGTCCGTCAGTCCTTCAACCAGTTCATATTCCTCTGGTTTATCCGGGCGGCCCACCATCCGATGGAACGCCTCCAGCGATTCGGCATTGGTCATGTCCGGGCGCAAAATCAGCCCCGGCACCTTGGCGATCAGTTTTTCGTGGAATGCCTTCCTATCCTCCGGCCCGGCGTCCGCCGATGGAACACGGATGGAATTGCCCAAATGTGCCTGCTGGTCGATAAATTGCTTGGCCAAAGAGGGCACATCTTTTGTGGTTAACAGCGAGGGGTTATTTCGCATGTCCTCCGGAAGAGTGTCCCGCCATGAGGCACCCTCACCGCCCGCACCATCATCGCCTACCTTATCTCTAAGAGCGTGTCTTAAAATCATGATTTATCTCCGAATTTTACCATTTGTTGGATGTAAATAACCACGTCCCTTGCCCCCAGTTTATACGCCGTGGACAACGGGTCCTGCGAAAACATTTCTCCGTTTGTAAACTCCTCCTTTAAATATTCTAAAGCCTCTTCCCCTAAAGGGGATTTAAAAAGTTGCTGAAACAGCATAGCCTTGCGGGCCAACCGCTCTTTTATATCCGTCGAGGCATGTATGGTCATTAGGGTCCTTTGGCGGTGGCCGCCTGAGCTTGGGCCATGTCCTTAGTAGCAGAGCCGAGAACCTGAACCTTAGCAAGCGACTGGTCCTGTTGGGTCTTAAGGTTACGTTTATCGCGTTTCGCCGCCATTTCCTCGGCAGAGGCTTGGACTTCGGCCGAGACCCCCATCAACCTTGCTGAAATATTGGCTACGCTTTCAAAATTCACGCTGTCCAACACACCCGGCTGGACAGCTTCGAGACTTCCGAGAAATCCAACCCATTGCTGGATGGCCTGCACATCGCCCATCCGCTGTGCCCGGTACATGGGCCCCACGTACTCGATGTCAAGCTCGCCCTGCATGTCCTTTACGATCTGCGGGGGCTCATCCAGTTGCCCAGCCCGCCACAGGATTTTGAACGTCCGATTAACCATAGGATCAAGAAAGTCATTCTGTAAACGCGCCACGGTGGGTCCAATCAAGCGCTGCATCAATTCCATGCGGGCCTGCACTTCCGTAGCCGTCATGGCCGGACTATCTTTCAACTGCAATTGGTCAACATAAAAAGCCCGGTTAATCTGGTCCTGTAGCGCCGCCTTGGTCAGTTCGGCCACACTAAAATTTGAGCCGGAGACATATGGCTTCAAATCGTCAATATTGCGGACTACAGTGAGCCCGCCGCTGCCGAGGTCAAGGTCTGACAACAGTCCACGTTCAGTGGTAAGATTGGCGGGGTCAATCGCTTTTTCGGCCGCCAGCAAGATGATCTGAACCAATTGATTGAGGGTCAATATGTCCCCCATGGCGATCATGGCCGGGCTGTGCCCCATTTTAGATCCGGCGGTCTTACGCCAACGGGGAACGAATGCGGGCATGTCATAGTACCCGCCCTCATCGCCCAACATCATTGCATCTTTTTCACGCACGTACTTATACCCATACTCGCGCTGGAGCGGGGGCAAAATTTTCTTGTCCTCCATCTTTTCCCCGAGGTCCGGGGCTCGATTTTCCGCCAATTCAAACGCGGGACGTTTATAAATGCAGAAGATAACGTCCTCTTTCACCATCGAGCCGGTAGCGGACAGAGCTTTCTCTCGAACATCCAAAGGGACCCTATCTTGGCCAAACTTGTCCACCATTTGCATTGGGTTATACTGAAGTCGCCGGAATAGTCGAAGAACCCCTCCTTTGGAGTCCTGTTCAAACAGGCTTTCTCGCATGGGGATGGACTGAAAATTCAGGCCCTCCCACACGTCTTCATTTTCAACCTCTTCGACAATGGTTGAAATTCCATACGATACAACGTCGAGATAAGTCTCGTTCGCTTCAAGATTGAAATTTGAATCTTGAAGCGCGTTAAAGCACCGAAGGGCACAATCCTCCAGCCACGTCATGGCATCCACGTCACGGTTCAAACCCTCCGATCGGAATCGAAAATGGAACCACTGCATGCCCGGGGGGGTCATGCTTCCTTGCAGACTTGAAGCTAAAATCTGGGCGGCCTGAACGGCCGTACCGTCGAAAAGGTCCCGTTTACGCCATTCGACCTCGTTCTCTGTACGAAGGTCTGAGAACATACCGCCCCGGTAGGGGGTAACAAATCGATCGATCAAGTCAAAAATCGTATAGACCGACGATTGAGCCTCGGTCTTTAGCTGGTGGTACCGTGCCTTAATCTCTTCCGGTTTCATTCGTTATCTCCGTCTTGCATGAAGGGATGTTTTAATTTTACGATCTGCCAGCAGCGACTGTAGGCCATTGGAGTTAGAAACTGGTTTGGTCGAACTTTTAATGACTTTAAATTGGTGTCCTGTATCACTGAATAAGGATTGATTCCACCGGTTCAAATCCCACGATAGTGCCAGATACCGCATGGCATCCGCCCCATTGCTAGACCAATCGTGCAGGGGATGCTTACGGTAGACCTTTAGTCGGGGATCAAACTCCCGACGGTAATTTTCAAGGGCCGCCAGCAGGGGGCCACACGCGGCTTCATTAATCTTGCATCGGGACAAAAACATGCGGGTTGAATCGATACCATCAGCCCGTGGAAGATTAGGAACTTCGTCAAAATCGACGCCCAACCGCCGGGCTGTCTCAATTCGCTCGAGCCCGGTTGAATAATCGCGATGCCCGATATCGTGTGGGGCCCAATGCCTACTGTACACATATGGTTGAGTTTTTACGTCTTTAATCCATGCGGGCATCCCGCGCCCGGTCCCCGAGATACAGTCAATTATTCGACAGTAATCGCCATCCGGCTGGGCAAAAACGATAAAATTGTCATTGCCCTCGCCCATGCCAAGGTCCCATACCGATGTGGTTTGTGTATCCGGCATCCAAGGAAAGTCCCCGATTCTACCGTCCGCTTTCATTTTAGTCATTTCATTGGCGTAGAATGACCCCACCATGCCCGTATCAAAGGAACAGAAGTATTCCTGTTGAATCATTTCTTCATCCATCCCTGACCGGCGTTCTTCGGCAATGGCCTCGGGGGTGATTACCGGCGACCCGTCTTGACGACGGGTGTCGTTTACGGTGAGGATTTCGGCCAGCCAGCGAGGATTGTTGCGGGCAAGATCAAATGTTTTCCAGCCGTGGTTGCGGCCACGGCTGGTGTAGATAAAGATGGCAAATCCTTTATTCTCCGCCAAAATTGGGCGGATATAGTCCCAAGACCGAGGGTCCGCCACACTCCATTCTGATAAGATTACCCCGATCGGATTTGCTCCGATCAACGAGTCAAAGTTATCAGAACCCACTACCTGGTATACCGAACCATTTAACATACGGATTTGCATGTCAGTATGATTGATTCCGGACCGCATGGCCTCAGGAAAAGCTTGATCAATCATCAGGACTCCATTGCTATCTATTCGTTCCCACACTACTTTTCGCCCTTGATTAAGTGTGGGCAACAAATGCCAATACGTACCGACTCTCATTTGGCTGGCCACTGCGATCACATTTGCGGCCGTACTGTCCTTCCCCGCCCGGCGGTGCCACACTTCCGCCGCCCTTTTTTCATAGGGCCACGCGGGATTTTTCAGGTCCCCAAACATGTGCTTAAATAGCGGCAACTGATAGTGCCGTGGCAACCAATTGTATGGGAGGACAAGGTTACTCAAACTTGCCCCCCTTGGCCGCATTTTCGTTATCGGTCAAAATTGCTAGATTCCAGGGCACATCAAGGCCACATACCACGTGTTCCCCACCCCGGGTTCCCTGTAAAGGGACAATGTGATCTACCACACACCTAACCCCATTTTTTAGGCTCATACGTTCGGCTTTCTCATACCAGCGCCCGATTTCGTCAAGGTCACGCGGGGTGAGCCATTTGGGCCTTGCGTCAATTTTCCGCTTCCCATAGTTGGCGCTGTTCTTTTTCTCCCGGTCGGGGTTGAGTTTCCGACGGGCTTTACGCCGTTTTTCCTCGCACTCGCGACAGTAGGTGCAATACCCCGATGCTTTTGTGCTGTCGCGATAAAAAGCAGAAGCAGGCTGAGGCCCGCAATCTCTGCAATCGACCATTTTGTTATTCTCATGGATCATTTTTTCTTATGTTTAAAATACTCGACTTGCTGGAGGCGTTTTTTGGCTTTCGCCTTAGTGAGGCCCGGTTTGGATAGCGCCTTCCCACTATGACTTTTGACCTGATATCCTTTGCTCGTTTTCACGATCATGATGGTTCTCCTTCAATTATCACGGTCGGCATTTCTTGGGCCGCCATGCCTGCAAAATTGAGACTTATGTGTACGGCGGCTTTCTTGGGGCCGGTGTCCAACGGTTTTGATAACCCGGATATGTTTCCTATTTCCACCAGCGCCCGCACGAGTTCGGAAGAAAAAAACTTCTTGGCCATAAGTTCAGAGCCATTTTTCGTGACGAACGGGACTTCTTCCTCTCCTTTTAATTTTGGGAGGATTTCCAGCCACTGCATCGCTGCAAAATCTTTTCCGAGAATGCAGAATTTAGCCCGGGCCTCTTGTAACATTGAAATGTGGGCCATCACTATTGGCTCACGCAGGAGTTCTTTTCCCTGTACAGAATTTAACCCGGCATAGGCAGAAGCTTTGTTGACATCATAATCAAGAAGATAGCGAGTCGCGAATGCTCTCTGCTGTTCGGTCAAAGGCTCGAGGGATACCGAGGGAAAGGAGTCGTTCGACTGTTCCGGGGACGGAGAGATAGCTAATGTCATTGATCATGGCCCTCATCATTAATTGGGCATCTAAATAAGCCGCCCGAACTTCCAACATCCAGCTATCCTGTAAATCGTTTCCCGTGAAGATCATCTTTGGTAGCGGGGCATTACACCTCGCTTCACTTAAAATGGCCGATAACACCGCTAGCGGTTCCAAAGGTAGGGCGTCCATGGTTGAAGTATACCACGGCGTAGGGTCGAAGTCAAGTATGGGATGGCCTCGAGCCGACGAGCGGTAGGTGGAAAATGGGAAAATCTCGAATCCGTTCTGTTCGGCGGAAGACCTTTGGGTCGGTCGGTCGCGAATTGCGATTTTTGGCCCCGTACCCCTACCTATACCCCTATCAACGGGTTTTATGCTTCGGGCGGGCCGAATCCTAGCGTGGGCCAACCGGCCCGCGCCCTGCTCCACGTGGAACCGAGTTAGTGAGCACTGACTCCAATGGGCCGACGAGCGGTAATTGACGCCGCGCCCCGGCCGTGGTACACTTTGTACATGGCGGGCATCGTGCCTGCTGCAACCAAGGGGGTCCCGATGTTCCGCTTCTTCCGTGTTTTCCGTGCCGAATACCGCCTTACCTTTGACTGTGGCGCGTCCCGTGTCGATTGCTTCCTGATCGGGCTTCGACAGGCCCGAATCCAGACACGCCGCTAGTCGGCCCGACGAGCGGTACTTGACAAGGGGCCTTGCCCCTGATACACTTGACGTACGGCCGCCAGACCGCCTCTGGCAGAACGAAACGAAGGAGAACGACAATGAGCAAACGCAAACAGAAACAGGTAACCCCGGCCATCGACGTCGAGGCCGCACAAGCCCGATTCGCCAAGCTGTCGCCCGATGAGCAAGCTGACTACGGCAACGGCCCGGCGAACCCGAACCCGGTTCCGAAGACCAAGCGTGGGCTGGCCGCCACGATGGCCAAATACCGGGCCGGGTACGTGGACGGCAAGTCCTGTGGCGATGCCGTGGCTTCCCGGCTAGCGGGCATGAGTCTTGGGGCCGTGATCGCGGAAGCGGAACAGGTCTCTGGTCTCGAGCCAGGGGCGCTGGTCACGAAATACGCGGGCCTAAACCTTGGCCAGCAGAGGATGTGCGCAGGCAACCGTATTCGGGCGGCCGCCAAGAAAACGCAGAAGGCCGTGGAAACCGAAATCGCGGCCTTGATTCCAAAAGCCTGAAACCTAAGCAGGAAGGGCCGAAGCCCCGGGGCAGTTGACCGGGGCTTTCGCTTGTCTGCGCTTCACGTGAAACGTGAGTAAGCGCTAACTGACCGTGAACCAGAAGCCGGGGGCACTAGGTTCCAAGCCCAAAATGAGGTAACTGACCACACAACGGCGTCGTCGTCGTCGGCCGCCCATATCGGTGGGCCAGCGCGCGGGGGGGGGGTCTCCTATTCCCAGGCGTTTTTCCCACCCATTCCCGGTTCAAAAAAAAAAAAAAATAGGTAGTGGTTCCCGTCGACGACCACGCCCGACCTCCCCCGGACGACGACGACGACGCCGCCGTTGTGTGGCTTCTTAGCCGCCCATCGGCCCGACGAGCGGTACTGGACGCCGACCCCCGTCCTGTGGTACACTGTCCCTAGGTCGAGCGCCGCTCGCCCCGAACGAGGAACTAAACATGATTTTCTTCCTAATCCAGAACACCCGTGAAAACCGTCAAATGATCGACTCCGACGGTTCCCGCCCCAACTGCCCCATTGAGGGGGAATGCGAGGCTAAAAATTGGGTTGAGGCCAAACTCCTCTTTGGCTTCCCCCTATCCCCAATCCAACAGTTGATGCTTGCGGGAGGCTAAACATGAAACTCACCATCATCAAAGTATGGCTCACCGAAGAAGAAATCGACGTCCCGGAAGGAATGCCCCCTGCCCAAATCCAAGAGTGGATTAACGACAATGTCGTCGATTGGGCCGACGCTCTCGACCCAAACCGGCCTCCGCTCCAATGGCAAGGCACAGAGGTCCGGGATGAAAACGACATCTTATTTTTTGAAGCCTCAACCTGAGGATACGACAATGGGAATGGACCTAAAACCGATCGCACCAAAACCGGACGCCCCCAAGAATGAACAGGGCACGCCAATCTGGGGACGTTACAACTGGACCGGCTGGCAATACATCATTAACCTCGCAGACCGTCACGGGGTCGATGTGTCTAAGTTTTCTGGCGTAAACGATGGAGAAGAAATCTCAGCCGAAACGTGCATGGCCGTGGCTGATGCCATTGAACGTGCAATAGACGATCACGAACTCAGCCCACAGGACGTTGAATGGTTAACCCCGCACATTCTTCTCTGGCGCACTTGCGGCGGCTACTGCCAATTTTAACCCGAACGAGGAACCAAACATGAGCAAGATGAAAGAGGCAGAGGCCACGCGCCACCACTACCCGGCCAACGGCCAAGTCAACCGACGTACTAACGTCCGGATTTGGATCGTTGTTGGACAAAACGGGCATGAACGCGTCTGGCTCGAGACTTGGCCCACGTTGGAGAGTGGACAACCACTGACACACAAGTGGAAGCCACTTACTTAGACAACTTAAAGGAGCACCGAAATGGCCTGGTTTATCGTTCAAGGCAGAAAAGAAGATGGAACCCGCGTTTATTACACGGGCTGCGCAGGGGAGAAGTTCATTAGCAAAGGGCGATTTGATGCTTTTCAATACGACAACGCAAACCGCGCCCAAAGTCGTGCCATGACACTGAACCGTGACACCGGCCTGCACGGGGTCCACTTCACAGTGTTGATCAGCAATCAGGAGGAAACCCTATGAATTACGACCTTGAAGAATCAGCCAAACGATTTGGGCAGGGGCTAGTTGTTTCTGTCTGCTTATCTATTGTCATTGTAACGGGGGTGGCCTATCTTTTAGAGGCCCTTCGCTCCCCACCGATCGAATGGGCCTGCCGCACAGACATGGAATGTGTTATCGAGGAACAAGCACAAAAGGAGGGCAAAACATGTACGATCAACAGTCACGACAAAATGACCTGCCAGTAGAAGAACAAAAACCCTTCTACGGGGTCTGGTGCTGGTGTGCCCTTATGGTGGCCAGTTTTCTTCTCGGCTGGTCGTCATGGGGCCTTTACAAGATTTACTTTCTCGTCCGCTGGGGGCACTGATGAAAAAATGGCCGATATTTTTTCTTTTTTTGGCCCCCGCAGCACAGGCCGGGGATTGGACAACCATTGACACACAAGTGGAAGCCACTTACTTAGTTTTTCATGCCCTCGATTGGGGACAAACGCGGGTTATCGCGTCAAACCCAGAAGAGTTCCGTGAAACAAACCGAGTCTTGGGCAAACATCCGAGTGTCCGGGCCGTGGACACGTATTTCTTGGCCACCGGCCTATTGCACATAGGAATCGCATACGTTTTATCGCCAAAATACCGGCATGTGTTCCAATACGTTAGCATCGGGATTGAAGTGAGCACCACCATAAGAAACAACGGGCTGGGCATAAAAATCGCCTTTTAGTGCTCGAGCCGATCACACGAAGGCTTCACGATCGACAACAAGGAGGCAACATGACCAAAGTTAAAGTCTTACCCCGTTGGAGCGCCGCACAATTTAACCCGAAGGATAAAAAGTGCGAAAAACCAGTGTCCATGGCGACGCTCAACTTTCATCGGGGCCGGAATGCAAAATTAAAGGCGAAGTGCGGCTGTTTTGCTAAATTCGAAATCAATGGCAAGGCACTGTGCGTGCGGCATGCACAGCAAGAAGCGCTGAAAATTCTCTTAAAGGAGGCCAAATGAACACTGTCAAGCTGTACCGGCTCAATCGGGCCAATGAAGTTGAGGTCATGCGTATCAAGTGCACGCAAAGCACAGAGTTCTATGCCCGATACAAAAGAAAACGCACGCTGCCCTATGCTTGGGAAGTATGGGCATGGGGAGCAAAGAATGGCTGGAGCGACAAAAAGAATGGCACAATGAGGGGGGCACTCACAACTAAACCGAGCAAGGTAGCACTGTCCGTCCGACGAGCGGTACTTGACCGACGCCCCGTCCGCGTGGTATAATTGGCGTGCTGGGCGAGCCGCATCAAACACCCGGAGGGAACAATGGACGAACAAGAAGAACAGTATATCGGCCGATTCGGCCGGTCTTGCAAAGTATGCGGGCTTGTCCGTTACTGGTCTTCTTTTACCCATTCGTCCACCGACTCGACTGGCTTTGATGATACCTGTTCTGATTGTAAACACACTCAACCTCAACAATGGTACGCACAAAAGGAGCAAAAGCATGGCAATAGCAGATGACATTGCGACAACCCTCGTCGACTTGGGCGAGTGTAACGACGATAAAACTGTGGACAAGGCCCTCGTTCAGAGCATCGAACGCGCCATGGCAGCGGCGGGCAAGACCGAAGTGACCGAGGAATTCATCGTCGGTTATTTTGCCCTTCATGCCCCGGCAACGACCGAGGGGCTGTCCGAAGACCCGGACAAGGACCTCGACGAAGACGAAGACGAAGACGAAGACGAAGACGAAGACGAAGACGAAGACGAAGACGAAGACGAAGACGAAGACGAAGACGAAGACGAAGACGAAGACGAAGACGAAGACGAAGACGAATAAACGGCCGCTGGTCCGCCACCAGTAACAAGTAAACTGAGGAAATTGTCATGACTGACACAGAAAAGAAAGTGGTTCGTATCAAGCCCGACGTGACGGCATACGTTGCCGGTCGCAGTTCCAAGGGTGCCAAAGTGAAAATCAGCGGCGACCTCGTGAGCCAGTTGCTCGACGGTCTCACGCTGGAAGACGCCTATAACTTGGCCGAAAAGGCCGTTGGCGCCAAGCACCCGGACCTGCGGACCAAGTACACCAAGCTGAACCCGGGCCATCAGCGCATGTGCCTCGGTAACCTGCTTCGTGGCATGAAGTCCGACGAGGATAAGGCCAATCTGTCCAGGCTGGCCGAACCGTTCCGCAAGCTCGCGGACGCCCGCAAGGAAGCCGCCACCAAAGTTGCCGAGGCCAAGGCCACCGAGCGTGCGGAAAAAGCGGCCAAGAAAGCCGCTGAGCCGAAGGTCGAGGGCACCGCGCCCAAGACCCGGGCCGCTGCAATGGCCGCCAACAGCAAGCCGGATGCATCGGGCAAAATCCCGATGGGCAAGCCCGCCGCGAAGTCCGCGTAAGGGAGAAGCCAGAAGTCAATGCCGAAGTAACGGGGGCCAATTGGCCCCCGTTTTTTATTGGAGGGAATATGAACTGGACCGACTCTATTAAAGGATTTGTTGTGGGGGCGGCCGCCGCTTCCCTTCTTTTTGCCGGGCTTTGGGCCTGGAACGAATTTCAACCCTCTTTGCCCGCGTCGTTGGGCGAAACGCCAAACGAAATTGCCTCTACACCAACCGAAACTGTGCCATGTAAAACGGCGCAGGCCCTCCCTTCCTCAGTCAAAGAAGACATCGGCCTGCCCCCTGCTGTTGTCAAAAATGAGCAAGAGCGGCTAATTGCCGTTGTCAATGTCCCGCAGGTCGATTTTCCAATGACAGCGGGGGCGCTGTTAAACACAGACACAGGCATGGGGCAAATTTATTTTACGCCACAACCTTACCCTTGGACAGCGTTTAATCCCCGTTGGACTTTCGGCGGATTTTACGGCATCAATGATAAAGAAAGCGGCGTCGTCATGGGGCAGGCACATTACCAATTTGTACAGGTAAAACGGCTACACGTGACAGCCACGGGGCAAGTGGACACTTCTAGCCGCTGGTTTATCGGGGTGGGGGGCCAATTTTAATGAAAAATAAAATCATCGCTCTTCTACTTTCATGGGCGGGATACGCCCCCGGGACGGTTATCGAATCCGGGGGCAGAAAGTATATGATTGCCCTCGATGGTGCACACTGGCGGTTAAAAAGGGAGACCAATGCTAAAAATCATAAATAATTCCATAGCCCGGCCAACGGCCCCGCCCCCGATCTCCTGCCCCCCGCCCCCTTGGGCCGGGAGTCCCGCGTGGTTAAAGGGCAGCCCGATGCCGCAACAGCTGTCAGCCCTGAACAAAGCGTGGTATCGCCCAAACTACGCTCTATTTCATGCCATGGGCTTGGGGAAAACGTATACGGCAATCAGTCTTGCGGCCGGGAGGTTTGAAACGGCACAGATTGAAGCCCTTATAGTTATTTGCCCAACAGGGGTCAAAAACGTGTGGCCCATGGAAATAGCCCAATGGTGCCCCGTTAAAACCGATGTCCATGTGCATGTGGCAGGGGGGAATAAAGACACAGACCTATTCATTGAATCTAAAACCGATAAAATGAAAGTCCTCATTTTCGGGGTCGAGGCCCTAAGTCAAGGGGCGGCGGCAACTTACCTCAATAAAATTGTCTTACGACACAAATGCATGATCGTACTTGATGAATCAGATACAATTAAATCGCACAACAAAATTCGCACAAAGAAAATAATTGCTGCCGGGGCGTATGCTAAGTTTAAACTTATCATGACCGGGACGGAAGTTACACAGGGAATCCATGACCTATGGGCGCAGTTTCGTTTCCTCCATGAAAAGATCATTGGGCACAAGTCCTATTTCGGATTTCGGGCCACGTATTGCATGATGGGCGGGTTCCAGGGCAAAGAAATTGTTGGCTATACCAACGCCGATCAGCTTATGGCCCGCATATCTCCGTTTCTTGACGCGGTGACAAAGGAAGAGGCCATGCCGTGGTTGCCGCCCAAGACCTATGAACAACGATTAGTGGACCCGACCCCCGAACAAAAACGGGTCATGCTGGACCTCAAGACCCTGATGGCAGCCGAATATCAAGGCCAGACGCTTGAAATTGAAACCGTGCTGGAGCGGCTGACACGCTATCAACAGATTGTTGGCGGCAATTATCCGTTCGAGGTAGAGGACGATAAAGGATCGCACTATGAAACACGGCCCTTCGAGACTAATCCAAAGCTGGGGGCACTGATTGAAGTTGTAGAAGAAATGGGGAGTGACAAGGTAATCATCTGGGCGCGGTTCAAGCCGGAACTGAGGGCCATCGCAAAAGCGCTCGAGCCACACGGCGAAGTTGTGCAGTTTCACGGAGACATTGACGATGCCGGACGCAAAGAGGCTGTACAACGGTTTCAATTCGGGTCTGCCCGGTTCATGGTATCGAACCAAGCGGTCGGCGGCGTTGGCCAGACATGGACGGCCGCATCAAAAGTGATCTACTACAGCAATACGTTCTCATACCGGGACCGCATGCAGAGTGAAGACCGGTGCCATCGCAAAGGCACAGTCAACCCGGTTCTATATGTCGATATAACGATGAACCATCCCATCGACCGGCTGATCGTAGCCACCCTCAAGAACAAGGGCAACATTGCGGATTACGTAAAAAGTGAGTTGGGGAGATTGCAGAAAGATTAATTGGGTCGAGCCGACCGGCGGTACTTGACGCCGACCCCCGCCCGTGGTATACTACGGGGTCGATCGGGCACCGCGCCCTTAACACATCAACAGAGGATAGAACGATGTCTCTAGCAATCCGAGCAGCGCAGTTTTTGGACCTCAAAAATCGGCTAGAAGAGGCCAAGGCCATCGCCACTGAGATTCAGAAAGAATTCGACCACTTGCGACAGGTCATCATTCCGGAAGAAATGGACGCTGCCGGTATTTCGAGCGCCAATTTCCCCGGCATCGGGCGACTGACCCTGACAGCTGATCTATTCGCTGGCATCCTGCCCGATCAGCAACAGGCTGCCTACCAGTGGCTCATTGACAATGGCCATCCGGACCTGATCAAAGAATATGTCCACCCGTCCACTCTCAAGGCTTTTATCAAAGAGCAAATCGAGGAGGGGGTCATTATTCCCGATACCATTTTTAAGGCGACCCCGTATCAACGGGCATCGGTCACTAAGCTTTAACGCCGCCAGTCGTCCACTGGCAGAACGTAGCATAGGAGAACCAAATGGCAAAGGCCATAGCATCAAAAGCACCAACAGAAGTGGCACTGTTCAGTGATGCTCCGCAAGTTGACGGCGTTGGTCGCGGCAGTGAGGGCGTTTCGACTTCAGATTTGGTAATTCCGCGAATCGAAATCATCCAAGACCTGTCGCCGCAGCGTCGCAAGACGGAACCGGAGTACATCCCGGGTGCAGAAGAAGGCATGATGTTTAACACGGTGACCAAGGAGCTGTACCCTGACCTCATCTTCGTGCCGGTACTCTTCCGCAAGGAGTTCATCATTTGGAAGAACCGCAAGAAGGGCGGCGGGTTTATGGGGTCGTTCGAAACGATGGGGGCGGCCGAATCGGCACTGTCTAAGCTAGACAATCCGTCCGACAAGGACGGCCCGCTCTATGAGATTCAAGACACCCACCAGAATTTCTGTCTGGTTCTCAAAGCGGAGTCAACAGCCGAAGACCCGGTTGTTGATGAGGTCGTGCTGTCGTTTTCCAAGAGTAAGATGAAGATCGGCCGTCAGTTAAACAGCATCATCAAGATGCGTGGCGGAGACCGTTGGTCGTCGGCGTACAAGTTAGAGGTTGTGGCCGCCACCAACAAGAACGGTGACTCTTTCTTCAATTACAAGGTGACCCCGATCGGCTACGTGTCTCCGGCAACGGCGGCCCTTGCCGAGCGGATGTACGAAGAGGTCAAGTCTTTCCGGAAGGATGTGGCCCGGGATGATGTGGCCGTTGCCGCTGAGGAAGAAACCACGTACTAATTCCATGGTGAACTTCAATCCGGCCGAAAGGCCGGATTTTTTATGGGGGAACAGATCATGAAAGCAATAAATGTAACGAATTACGATGAAATGCTCAAAATGGGCATGGAGTTAGCATCCGGCCAGTGGGAAGAAGGTTTCATGCAAGACACATCCGATAAGTATGGCAAGTACGGCAAGGACATGTTTGTAAGTGACAAGCAGGTTGCCATGCTGGCTAAGATTTCGGGCATAGACCCCATTATTGACATGGAAGCCAAAGTCGAAAAGCCTGCCCGCCCCGTCTTGTCAGACGACGATGAGATTCCATTTTAGTTGTGGCAGCCAGAACCCCAAAATCCAACTTTTTGCCCAATGCACAGACGGTGCGCAAAGAACGTGCCGCATGGACCGCGTGGGAGGACCACAGGGCCGGATGCTTTGAATGTGCAGGGGTTCGATACCCGGATAAAATAGTCTGTGGCATTGGCTACCCAATAAGGGCGGCATGGCTGGCGGCCTATGCGAACTTAGCGGCAGCCCTAAACCCAAGGAGACCATCTTGAGCAAAAAACTTGAGGACCTGCACCCGGACCTGTTGCCCAAGGCCCGATCATTCCTAGTTGAGTGTGAACTTTTGGGCGTGGACGTGATGATTATTTGCACGTATAGGTCAAATGAGGAACAGGCCGAGGCGTATGCACAGGGCCGCACCAAACCGGGTAAAATTGTGACATGGGCCATGCCGGGAGAATCAAAACACAATTTTACTGACCCGGAAGGAAAACCATCCGCCCAGGCTTTCGACTTTGTCATCCTCCGCAATGGCAAAATAACATGGGGGGCCGGGGGAAACGGCATCGATGCTGACCCCACGGACGATGATTTTGACGATCTAGAATTGTGGCAAAAGGCCGGGGCCGTGGCTGTAGCCCTCGGGCTTGAATGGGCCGGGAATTGGCCCTTAGCAAAACGTGAATTTCCACACGTTCAACTTCCATCATAGGAGAACACCATGCGTTTTGGTTTTATCATGGGGTCACGCACCTTAGACTTGGCGGCGGCGTCGGCCATGCTGGACGCTGCCGCTCTAGGTTTTCTTGCCTATAGCCCGGCGCAGTTAGGCATTACTGTTCCGATCTATGCCGGGATACGCATCGTAGTGACAATGGCGCAAGTATATTTACGTTTTCAGACCACAGGGCCCGTTGCCGGAAAATGAACTTCCCCGACGTCCGCCAATATCCCTATTTTGCCCTAGACACCGAGACAACCGGATTGCAATATCCGGTCGATCGCGTGTTTGGGGTAAGCATGGCGCTGCCGGATGGGCGGACATTTTATTGGGACAATCGAAAATGCGGCGTTATGGCGTGGCTGGTCGATTCTACGCGCCATTATAGTGGCACTATTATTGCCCACCACGCTAAATTTGATTGGCTTATGCTTAAAGCATCTGGCGTCAACATCCGCCCGGAGTTGCTCGATTGCACTATGGTCAGGGCCTGTCTAATCGATGAACATTTGCAGGATTATTCGCTAGATACGCTTTGCCAAATTTATTTGGATGAACGCAAAGGAACAGAAATTTACAGCCAGCTGGCCGAATTGTTCGGGGGGCTGGCTACGCGTAAAGTCCAAATGCCCCATTTACAAAATGCCCCGGTAGAAATGGTTGCCAATTATGCTGAACTTGACGCTCTGCTAGCTTTACGTTTATGGGAATGGCAGGAACAGGAAATCGGGAAACAGGGTTTGCGGCGGATTGTCGATTTTGAGCGATCAGTTTTCCCGTCGATTTGCCGGGCCAATGCTCGCGGGATACGGGTGGACCTCGATGCAGCCGAACAGGCAATGGTCAATTTAACGCCGTTAATTAACGAAAAACAGGTAGAACTAAACGGGATAGCGGGCTGGGAAGTGAATTCTAATAGCCCCCCGCAAATTAAAAAATTGCTGATGCCGGAGAAGCGCGGCAGTGCATGGTTTGTGGGCAACGAACTGGTTGGAACAACCGGCTCCGGCGGCCCTAGCCTCAAGGCAGAATTCCTGAGAGAGTTGACCCACCCGGCGGCCAAATTAGTAGAGGATGTGCGAAGCCTGCTCAAGACCCGCGACACATTTCTAGCCAAGCACATATTAGAGCATGCAGTAGGTGATCGGGTGTACCCGACAATTAATCAGACCAAGGGAGAGGACGGGGGCACCGGCACAGGCAGATTGTCATACACCGATCCGGCCATGCAGCAAATCCCATCCCGCAATAAAAAAGTGGCAGCGATAGTTAAGCCGTGCTTCCTGCCTGACGAAGGTGAAGTTTGGGTCGATCTTGACCAAGCCTCATTTGAAGTGCGCATTTTCGCTCATTTAGCCAACGATAGGGCCATTATCCAAAAATACATAGACAATCCGAATCTCGATTTTCATCGGGCCGTGGCCGATTTAACGGGGCTAGTGCGCGATGCCGAATACAGCGGCCAACCCAACAGCAAGCAGCTTAATTTATCCATGATCTTTAATCAAGGCGGAGGCGCAACGGCCAAGAAAATGGGGATGCCGTGGGAGTGGGACATTTTTGAAAACGCTCAAGGCCAAAAAATCCGGTATATGCGGGCCGGGGACGAAGCCCAAGGGATCATTAACAAATATCACCAGATGTTGCCGGGCGTACAGAAATTGGCTAAAGGATGCAAGGCTAAGGCCAAAGAACGTGGGTATATCAAAACCGAGCATGGCCGTCGCCTTCGATTCCCCGGCGGGTATAAATCCTATAAGGCGTCTGGTCTGCTGATTCAGGCCACAAGCGCCGACATAAACAAAGAAATGTGGAAACTCATCGACGAAATTGGGCTTAAGTTGTTACTAAATACACATGACTCTTATGGATTAAGTATGCATGAGGGGTCGGGCAAAGAAGTAGCCCGCGATCTGCAGGCGGCCATGGCGGCCAGATTGTCGTGGCTTCGGGTGCCATTGATTCTTGAACTCAATGGCGAGGGGTCCAATTGGTGGGAGGCAATAAAATGAACGACGACCTAAAAATGCAACTCGCTGTAATGATTGACGGGTTAGTGTTAGCGGCCAACATGGGGGGACCGGCGTGCGAGTGTGGCCGAACTATACTTGACCGGGAAAAAACACTGGACGTATTGCAGGAAGTAATAGCCGTGGCCATGCTGACATTAATAAATTTTGATGAAAAATCTAAGGCCCCCGGCGCACGGCTACATGTAATGACCGACGTTGAAAAAAGCACAGTCACCCACTGAGGAATCAAATGTCCAAACCAAACATGGCTATGGCCGATCGGTCAATTTCGCTAGACGAAGTTGACGGTCTAAAGGAACAATTTTCTTCGGCCGGTTTGACCCATCAGGCAGCTCGCATGTATGCCCGCCGGGGATTTTATGTCATTCCGATTACTCCCAATGGCAAGGGCATCCCGGCCACAAAATACAACGTCAACTATAGCCATGCTTCGCGCAACGCCAAGACCATTGATGAATGGTTCGGGCCGAGCGGAACATTCCACGGCTGGAATATCGGGATAGCTTGCGGGCGACCGGACGGCATATTTGCGGTGGACATGGACGTCCACAAGACCAACGGCATAGCGGCGTGGAACAATCTTGCTGAAAAACAACCGTACGAATACCCTGGCCCCGTGGCCGTTACCCCTTCGGGGGGTCGACATTTTCTGTTCAAATGGGAACCGAATTGTCGTTCCAGCACTGATAAGTTGGCTGCGGGCATCGACACTCGGGGCGGCGATGAAAATGTGTGTAGATCACACGTTGTGGTGTGGCCGTCCACCATTACCGGCAAAACGTACGAATGGGAAAAGGGAGGAGCAGCCCCGGCGGTGCCCCGATTCGTTATTGATGCCATGGGGAAGTGGAAGGACCTGCCCGCCCCCTCTGGCAAAGGTAACGAAGAAGTAACCGAGGATGACATTATTCCCCCGGTGTCCTTGGCAAAAATCTCTGAAATGATTGCCCACATTGTTCCTGATCGTCTTTCATACGACGAATGGTTGTCGATCGGTATGGCCATCCATTCTCAGTACCCGGGCTCCGACGGGTTGGCGGTTTGGGAGGCATGGTCTGCACCGGGCAAACGATACAAGCCAAAAGAGTGCACCAATCGCTGGAACGGATTTGACGTCCGTCGAGGAACAACTGTCGGCACCCTCATTTTTCATGCCCGGTCGGCCGGGTGGCAAGCATCCGCCGAGGATAAGGCCATCGATCCAATCGGGGCCATGGTGGCCCGGGTGAATCAGACCTATGCCGTGATGGTGACTGGCTCTGATTACCGGATTTTACAGGAACAGCACGATTGGAGAGAACATCACGCCAATGGCCTCGCTGTGTCACGGTATAAGTTCCTCAAGAAGGACACGTTCGTGGCCATTAACGCCTCCGATCTTACTGAGGTTTGGACGCCCAAGGGGAAGAAACTTAAACCGTCCTCATCCATCTGGCTTGGGCACCCCGGCAGACGTCAATATATGGGTGCTATGATGGCCCCCGGCGGCGATGCCCCGGCCGGTTATTTTAATCAGTGGTCTGGTTGGGCCATTGAACCCGAGCCCGGGAACTGCGACATCTGGCTTGACCACACACTAACAGTAATTTGCGACGGGGACAAAGACCACTATGAATGGCTGCTGGACTGGTTCGCAGACGCGGTACAAAACCCGGCACAACCGAAGGGGACCGCGATCATTTTGCAGGGCGTGGAAGGAGCGGGCAAGGGCTGTTTGTTCGAATCTTTTGGGCGGATGTACGGCCCCCATTATGTTCATGTGACCTCGGCGGAAAGACTCACCGGCCGATTCAATGCCAACCAATCAAACGCTCTGCTCGTTTTTGCCGACGAGGTATTGTGGGGAGGGAATCGGGCGGCGGCGGGGGTATTAAAGGGACTGGTCACTGAAAAGTTTCTGGAGGTAGAGCGCAAGGGCATCGATGCCGAAATGAGCATAAACATGGTCAGGCTGCTGGCCGCGTCCAATGAAGACTGGTTGGTGCCAGCGGGCAGTGAATCCCGCCGGTGGTTTGTGCTCAAAGCCTCCGAGGCCCGTGTCGGGGACAAGGCTTATTTTGCCGCATTCTTTGATTTTGTGGCGGACGGCATGCCCCATGTTCTCCACTATCTGATGCAACGAAAAATCACACATAGTTTGACGGTGGCTCCGGTCACTAAGTGGCTTAAACTGCAGCGGGCCGAAACTGCGACCCAAGACAGTATGACAATGTTCTGGGAGCGAGAGGTAGAAAATAACTACGCTGGGTTAAACACAGAAACACATAACGGGGAGCTTATAACTTCATGCCCCGGGATGTTTGAGGCGTATAGCAAGTGGTGCACTGAGCACCACAGACAACCCCGGTCTAGACAATCTTTTAGCATGCGGATGAATAAATATGGCTGCACGACCGGGCCAAAGATTAACGAAATCAGGCACTATGTATTGCCGCCGTCGGCGGAAGCTAGAAAATCCCTCAACCTAGGAGAGTAGCAATGAAAAAGTTCGACGTGATCGTGGATTTACAGTTCGGCAGCACCGGCAAGGGGGCCATCGCTGGCTACATGGCTAATAGGCACTCGTACGATGTGGCCATTTCGGCCAACATGCCAAACGCAGGGCACACCTTCATTGACAGTATCGGGCACAAGTTTGTGCAGAAGGTTTTACCGTCGGCCCTTGCCTCAAAGACACAGATTGCCATGCTGGCCCCGGCCGCCGTATTTAGTATGGAACAGTTGGTCAAGGAGCTCGATTTTCTTGAAGACGCCGGGTATAAGGGCAAACAGGTCTATATCCACGAGCATGCCACACTTTTGACCGATGACCACCGGCTGGAAGAGCGGGTCAACCGCCCCGGGTCCCCGGACCTAAACAGCTATGAGTTGATCGGTTCAACTCAGCAGGGGTCTGCGGCCGCTCTGATGCACAAAATCCGTCGTGACATGAACCACAACCCAACCGCCGGGGCCCGCTACGGACTGGCATCGCTTGATGAGTACGGCAACCGGGTAGCCATCATCAGCCATGCTCAATACTTACATACTCTGAAAGAAGCGGGCAGGGTTCTTGTCGAAGGAAGTCAGGGCTATTCTTTGGGCCTTAACGCCGGGTTTTACCCTTACTGTACCAGCAGGGATTGCACAACGGCCCGACTGTTGGCGGACTGTTTGGTTCCCCCTACGGCGGTCAATCGGGTCATCGGAACCGCCCGCACTTACCCGATTCGGGTGGGCGGCACTTCGGGGCCGGGCTACCCGGACCAACAAGAGTTGTCGTGGGAGCAGGTCGGCCGCCCGGAGGAGAGAACTACCGTAACGAACCGGGTCCGCCGTGTCTTTACCTTTAGCGACATGCAAATTGCAGAGGCCATCCAGCAGAGCGCCCCCACAGAGATTTTCCTGAACTTCTGCAACTATCAGACGCAGCAGGAAACCGCCCTATTGACCCGCGTCATAGATGACATGTGCGCGGAAATCAATGGTTATGGCCGGGTTGCTTACCTTGGCCACGGGGCAACGATCAACGACATTGAGGAGACTTGATATGATCGGCATAGCTGACAAACTTCGGGCCTTAGACATCATCCGATGGAATATGGTGCCAACCCAGCGCCAACAGTCGTTGGCCGAGCACACGTTCATGGTGGCAATGATTGCGGAGCATATTGCCAACGAACTGGGCCTTTCCTCTTCTCCCCAACGGGCCATAAAAATGGCCCTATACCACGACCTTGATGAGGTCATGTCGGGGGACATTCCGGCCCCGACCAAGGCGAAGTTGAGGGAAGCGGGGGTAAATTTTGGGGCGGGGGGACCTTTTGATCAATTGGGCTATTGGGACGAGGGGGCCACGCCCCGGGACATCGCCATTGTTAAGGCCGCTGACTATATCGCTGATATGGTTTTTCTTAAGCGGTATGGCCACACGCCCTATGCTAATCTTGTGCTAGACCGATTGGCGGCCAAATTCACCGAGTTTCTCGGCACGATTAGCGATTCAGTGCATGACGCGGCTTTAAAGACTTTCGCCCTGTGTGCCAATGACCAGATGAATCTGCCATGAAAGAAAAGCGGCTGAGCAGTCTTGTGCGGGGAATGCTGGAACAGCACGGGGCGCACGTGTCCATGGTCGAATCACACCTAGTAAGTGTCGGGATTCCGGACCTGAACTACTGTGTCAACGGCCGAGAAGGGTGGATTGAACTTAAAACAATTCACGGGGACGAAATGCCCAAAATTCGGACGGCACAGCGGCGGTGGGCACGGATTAGAGTAGCGGCCGGGGGCCGAGTCTGGTTTTTGTGTCATCAAGAATCGACCGGCACCATATTCCTAGTTCCCGGGCAATTCGTCCCGGGTCTTTCTACTTTTGAATCATGGAGAAAATTATGCGTAGCAACAACAGTAGTCGAGGGGCTGTCAAGCCTGTTACCCTTGCTAACCGGTTTAATGCCGGAAAGCCAAAACTGAGTCGGATATTTGACGCTCCCCACGCACTAGAAGGCGTTGCTAAGGTTCTGGAGTATGGGGACCAGAAATACGACCGGGGCAATTGGCGGAAAGGCCTGTCGTGGTCCGACACCATGGACAGTTTACTGCGCCATGTGGCCGCATTCAATGCCAACGAAGATGTGGACAAAGAATCGGGGCTCCCCCATACAGACCACATCCTTTGTAATGCCCTGTTCCTGGCCCAATATTTTCGGGAGGGAAAAGGTGTCGATGATCGCATCGGGAGCGACAAGTGAGACCCCCTATGCTGCAGGCTCAACTAGAAATATCGGGCGTGTTACATGTCCTTGATCTTTTACCGGTTATCTGGCCAACGCGGTTTGAGGGGCTAGACAGTGACCCAGAAATGTGGAGGGCCACCGGGCGGGCTTTACGGGAGGCGGCTAACGTAACCCATGACCTAGGATTACTAGAAGCTGGCGAATTATTGGAGTTCATGATCGAATTTGTTAAGATTCGAGCGATGATGGAGGAAATACCATGAAAGTATCTATGTCGGTGTGGGCAGCGCTAATGGCGATTGTGATCAGCGCTACGATAAGTGGAATGACAGTGGCGCTATCGCACAAGCCGGGGGCGCTGCCGCCGGGCGAGGTCACGACAGAGGAACTACGGAAAACGACCTTAATTCTCGA